TATGTATACCCTCCCAACACTGGGACTCAATACGTTGAGTTGAACTATTCAGCTCAACCCACTAACCTGACAACTGAGAGCCAGGTTATTCCAATTTTTGATATCTTCCAGTCCGCATTGGTTGATTACATTTTGTTCCGTGCATGTAGCAAAGATGCTGAATACGCTCCTGGCCTGCAGTTGGCCCAAGGTTATTTGGCAACGTTTACAGCGGCTATGCAAGGCAAGGCTCAAACCGAAGCGACTAACGATCCTGTTAATGCGCTTAACCCACGTAACGTGGCTATTCCAGGATCACAAACATGAGCGACGTATCTTACGAGGCGTTTCTGCCTGATGTTATTCAGTTCGTTAAAGACGTACCTGAAATTGTGGCCGTACAAGCTATTCGTAATGCTGCCATTCAGTTTTGCGAAAAAACACGTGTGTTACAAACTGAGTTGACTGCAATGGATAGCATAGCCGGGGTCGCGGTATATCCGTTTGAGCCGGATATTGGGTATAAAGTTGTTGACATCATGGAAGCGTGGTATGGCGATCAGTTGTTAATTCCTAAAGCTGTTGAAGAACTGACGCGCATCTATCGCACGTCCAACTGGAATGACCTTGACGGCAACCCTTACTACTACTTCCGTAGCCGTACACAAGAAATTACTTTGGTGCCTAAACCAAAGACTTCTGAAACTGCTCAATTAAAACTGCGTGTTGCAGTTGTGCCCTCGCGTGCTTCATCTGTAATTGACGAAGAAATCTTTGAGCGGTACTACGAATTCATCACCTTGGGCGCACGTGCGCGTTTGTACGATACGCCTGATCAACCATATTACGAGCCTAAGTCCGCGCAGCTGTATTTAAAACGTTTCAGCGATGGCATGAATGAAGTTCGTACCCGCGTAGCAAAAGGTTTGACCCGTGCTTCTGTTCAAATTGAATATCAAAGGTTTGTATGACCGCCGCTGCATATGATTTTGTTATCGAACAAGGTGCAACACTAGACAAAACGTTTGTCTGGAAAGACAGCACTGGGACTGTTATTAATCTGTCAGGCTATACCGCCCGTATGCAGATTAGGCAGACTGTCAGCTCTAGCACAATTTTGTTAGATTTAACAACCCTAAACAACCGAATTATTATCACGGCTGGGCAGGGCAAAATTCAATTGTTAGTGTCAGCTGCTGACACAGGCGCTATTACTTGGCAACGAGGGAGATACGACCTAGAATTGGTTTCTTCTACAGGCATTGTCACCCGTTTACTGTACGGTGATGTGGAAGTTTCTAAAGAGGTCACTCGATGAGCTATACAATTGTTGAAGAAATAGGGTCTGACACAAGTCTTATTGTTGAAGACACCCCTCTTGCTCCTACAATTGTTGAAGTACTTGCTGTAGGACCTCAAGGCCCTGTTGGAGCTACGGGTTCTGGTTTAGCAATCAGCCAAACTGTTGCAACGTTTGCAGATTTACCTGCAACAGGTAGTCCTGGGCAAGCAGTATTCGTTGCTGCAACGGGCTTAATTTATATTTGGAGTAACACATAATGGTATGGGTTAATGCTGGTCCTCTTTCTGGTCCGACAGGCCCAACTGGTGCAGCAGGCACCGGTATTACCATTAAAGGCACTGTTGCTACAATCAACGATTTGCCAATCTCTGGCAATTTAACGGGTGACACTTACGTTGTTGCCTCAAACGGTCATTTATATGCTTGGAACGGCGCGGCATGGATTGATGCAGGCCAAGTCACTGGGCCTACGGGTCCGACAGGTGTAGCTGGCCCTACTGGTGCTTTAGGCCCAACAGGTTCTCAAGGTGTACAGGGTGTCCAGGGTAACGTTGGCCCTACAGGGGCAGTTGGCCCCACCGGTATACAAGGCATTCAAGGCGTTACGGGTCCGACAGGCGCACAAGGTATTCAGGGCATTACGGGTCCAACAGGCACTCAGGGTATACAAGGTATTCAGGGTGTTACTGGACCTACTGGCGCACAAGGTATTCAGGGTGTTGTAGGGCCTACTGGTGCGCAAGGCATCCAAGGTATTCAAGGACCCACTGGTTCACAAGGCATCCAAGGCGAGGTTGGCCCAACGGGCGCTCAAGGTATCCAAGGTGTAACGGGACCTACTGGCCCTACAGGCGCTCAAGGTATCCAAGGTGTAACGGGACCTACAGGTTCTACAGGTACTGCTGGCGCTAATGGTGATCGCTATAAAACAACAAGTACAACGTCGTTAGCCGTTGCTACGGGCACTAATTTAACTCTGACAATTGGTACAGGACTGTCATATTCTGAAGCTCAGAATATCATTATCAGTTACAACGGTGATACCACTACCCACTTACATGGCCCTGTTGTCTCCTACAACAGCGTTAGTGGTCTACTAACGTTTGATGTTGTTAATGTCACCGGCACAGGTACTTATGCTGACTGGACAGTCAATCTTGATGGTGCACAAGGCGTTCAAGGCCCTACAGGCCCAACTGGTGCCGCATCAACTGTTCAAGGCCCTACGGGACCTACTGGTCCTACGGGCGCGCAAGGCATTCAAGGTGTTACAGGCCCTACTGGTGCTCAAGGCATTCAAGGTGTTGTTGGTCCTACAGGCCCAACAGGCGCTCAAGGTATAGTCGGCCCCACAGGCGCTGATTCTACAGTTGTTGGACCTACCGGCCCTCAGGGCACTCAAGGTATTCAGGGTATCCAAGGCGTGACTGGCCCTACGGGACCTACAGGTGAACAGGGCATTCAAGGCATTCAAGGTCCAACTGGTGCTCAAGGTATTCAAGGCGTAACCGGTCCTACGGGCCCAACAGGCGCACAAGGCGATCTTGGACCTACTGGCGTTCAGGGTGTTCAAGGTATCCAAGGTATCCAGGGTGTAGTCGGCCCAACAGGCCCTACGGGCTCAACTGGCGCTGACTCAACTGTGCAAGGGCCTACAGGCCCAACTGGTTCGACAGGCCCTACGGGTCCTTCTATTACAGGTCCTACAGGCGCTCCTGGTTTTGGCTATCCGTTCTCGGCCATTACATATTCGTTTACTGGTGATAATTCCACGACAACGTTTACGATTGGTTCTGGGTTTGAAACTGATAACATTCTTGTCTATTTAAACGGTGTTGCTCAGAAACCAACGACTGATTTTACCGTCAGCGGTACAACACTTAGTTTTGTTATTGCGCCTGCATCTGGGCATTCCATTGTTATCCGTGCTTTAAAAGGTGACGGCCCTACCGGTCCTACTGGTCCATCTGTTACTGGCCCTACGGGTCCTACAGGCGCACAAGGTATTCAAGGCAATCTTGGCCCAACAGGCGCACAAGGTATTCAAGGTATTCAGGGCATCCAAGGTGTAGTTGGACCTACTGGACCTACTGGCTCTACTGGTATTCAAGGCGATACAGGCCCTACCGGCCCTACAGGCAATACTGGTGCACAAGGTGTGGTTGGACCTACTGGTCCTACAGGAACACAAGGTGCTCAGGGCCTCACTGGACCTACAGGTGCACAAGGCAATACCGGACTTACAGGACCTACAGGGGCACAAGGTGCTGTAGGCGATCACGGCCCAACTGGACCGCAAGGTATCCAAGGCGATCAAGGTATCCAAGGTAACGTTGGACCTACTGGCGCTCAAGGTATTCAGGGTAGTGTTGGTCCTACAGGCGCACAAGGCATTCAGGGTAATACAGGTTCTACAGGCCCCACTGGTCCAACAGGTACTGCTGGCGCAAATGGTGATCGCTACTTAACTACTAGTACTACGTCGCTCTTAGTTAGTAATGCGCAAAAAACCTTAACCATCGGTACTGGTCTTGCGTACTCAGAAGCGCAAAACATCATTGTTAGCTATAACGGTGACACAGTCACTCACATGCACGGTCCAGTTGTTTCGTACAACAGCTCTACTGGTGTTTTGGTTGTCGATGTAACAAACCATACAGGCACAGGTACATACGCTGACTGGACAGTCAATCTGGACGGTGCTCAAGGTGTAGCTGGCCCAACAGGTGCAACAGGCCCAACAGGTGCAGCTTCAACGATTGCAGGCCCAACTGGCCCAACTGGTACTCAGGGCGATAGCATTACTGGCCCAACTGGTCCTACTGGTGCGCAAGGTACTGCAGGTCCTACGGGCCCACAAGGTAACCAAGGTATTCAAGGCATCCAGGGTGTACAGGGAGACTCTGGCCCGACAGGTCCAACTGGTTCTGCTGGCACTTCTGGTTTAGCTGGACCTACTGGTCCCACTGGTGCCGATTCTACTGTCGCTGGTCCAACTGGCCCACAAGGCACACAAGGCACACAAGGTGTTGCTGGCCCGACAGGCCCTACTGGTAGTGTTGGAGGTACTGGCTCTGCTGGTCCTACAGGCGCTCAAGGTAGTCAAGGTCCAACTGGTCCTACAGGCACACAAGGTGCGCAAGGTATTCAAGGTATTCAGGGTATTGAAGGTACTGCTGGTCCAACAGGCGCAACCGGCCCAACTGGCACTGGCCCAACAGGACCTCCCGGAACTCCTGCGACGACGACATACACGCGCACGAGCTTTACAGCATCCGCTGCACAAGCTACGTTTAGCGTTACTTACGAAATCGGTTTTGTTGCGGTTTACCAAAACGGTGTGTTCTTAAACGGCAATGACTTCACTGCCACAAACGGAACAACGATTGTCTTGGCCACACCTGCTGCGGCTGATGACATCATCGAAACGATTGCGTACACAGTTACCAACATTGCCTCGCCTACTGGCCCAACAGGACCTACAGGTTCTACCGGCTTAACTGGCCCGACCGGCCCGACCGGTGCTGACTCTACAGTGGTTGGCCCTACAGGAGCAGGCGGACCGACTGGACCTTCCGTTACAGGACCGACTGGACCAACGGGTGCTGCTGGTGCAACATTAACTGCAGCTACGCAGACATTCACAGGTGATGGTACAACGACTGCGTTTACGATCACAACTGGATACACCGTGGACAACTTGTTTGTGTTCTTGAACGGTGTCTGTATGGCCCCAACGTCGGACTACACAGTATCGGGTACTACGTTAACATTCACATTCACACCGCTTTCTGGACAAGCAATTGTTGTTCGCCAGCTGAAATAATTCTTGAGGTAATCAAATGACAATCGCAGCAATTTTTTCAAAATTTGCAAACAAGGTGAACTCGCTTGGTACAGCGTTCAATGAAACGGTGTTTGCGATTACCGACGGAGCATCTGTAGATATCAACCCAGCAAACGGCACGATTCAGACTTGGACACTAGGCGCAAGCCGAACACCAACAGCAACGTCCTTTTTGTCAGGGCAGAGCGTAACTTTAATGGTCGCAGGTACGGCCAGCACAATTACTTGGACCACGATGGCGGTCACATGGGTGGGCGGAACTGCACCTACACTGCCTACAACTGGTTATGGTGTAATTGAATTGTGGAAAGTTAACTCAACAATCTACGGAGCTTCCGTTGGGAATGTAGCCTAATGTTTTTGACCCATGCCTTACGTGCTATCTTTCGTGCTGCCGTTGTCACTGGCGACAGTCTGTGGAAATATGTAACTCTGCTATTGAGCGGTACACCCCCCGCAGTTACGTTTATTTCTGATGCCAGCACAAACGGCAACGTATTGACGTTGAATGGCGACACACGCCCTAGCAATTTCAACCCATACACACCGGGTTACTACTCGAACTACTTTGACACTAATGGAAGCTATTTAACCGCGCCCGCAAATGCAGCATTTACATTAGGGACAAACAACCACACAATTGAATGCTGGTATTACGCCGCTGGATCGCAACTTACGTATTCTGTTCTTTGGGCATATGCCTCAGGATCAACTAATCAAGCTACTAACAGCTATTATTTAACTCTTGGCTCTGGAGGAGCTGCGCTACTTTTAGGCAGCGGCGGGGCATGGGGCGTCAATATAGGATTTACCGCTCCTACATTAAATGCATGGCACCATATCGCTGCGGTTAGAAACGGAAATGTATTTACTATTTATATTGATGGAGTTTCTGTTGGCTCTGGCACGTATGCCGCTAATATAACATCTCAGGCAAGTTTTCCTTTTGAAATAGGAGGACAAATAACTGGAACTGGTAATTTAGGGTCTACAGCTTTTCTTGGGTATGTCTCTAATTTTAAGTTTACCAATGGCACAGCCGTATACACAGCCAACTTTACACCACCAACAGCCCCCCTGACGGCAATTACAAATACGTCACTCCTGACTTGCCAATCCAACAGGCTCATCGATAACAGCCTGAACAACTTTGCCATTACAAAAGCTGGTAACACAACAGTCAGCGGTTTTACCCCTTTCACACCTCCAACGTCTGTAAACGTCAACACACTGTACAGCACGTACTTTGATGGTACTGGTGATTATTTGAGTTTACCTAGTAACGCAGCTTTTGCGTTCGGAACTGGTGCCTACACCATGGAAGGGTGGATTTATATAAATGCTGCGCCTACTTATATTTCAACGATGTTTGATGCGGGTGGGGCAACCAATGCTATATCACTAGGTGTTGCTGCCTCTGGTGCTGTTCAAATTGGTAAGTACGGTATAGGTAACGTTGTGATTAGTACCGCTGGGGATGTGGTGTCAAATCAATGGGTCCATGTTGCTGCTGTTCGTACAAGCACAGCAACGAACGACACTAAGCTATATGTCAATGGAATTTTAAAAGCAACTGGGACTGATGCTAATAATTGGACTGTAACTACATCTCCTACTGTTGGTGGCATCGCACTTGCTGGATATCAGACAAATGGTTACTTGTCCAACTTACGTATCGTCAAAGGAACAGCTGTCTACACAGCCAACTTCACGCCCCCCACAGCACCCCTGACTGCAATTACCAACACATCACTCCTGACCTGCCAAGACGCAACAATCAAAGACAACTCAACCAATGCGTTCGCTATAACAAGCAATGGTCAAGCACAGCCTGTTGCTCAAAGTCCGTTCACGCAGACAACCACTGCAGTCAATACAACATACCTTGGCTCTGGATACTTTGATGGTACTGGTGATTATTTGACCGGCCCAACTTCAAATGCCGGTTTACTAATGGGGACTGGTGATTTTACGATTGAGTATTGGGTGTATAAAACAACTTCAATAGCAGTAGCTACTGTTGTTTCTTTTGGAGGTAGTGGCGGTAATTTACGACTTTTTATTGATAATGCTACACCAACAATTTGGGATGGTGCTACCTCTCTTGGAGCAGGAAACGCAATCAATTTAAATTCTTGGAACCATATCGTTGCTCAACGAAGCGGTACAACGTTGCGTTTTTATACAAATGGTATTTCGTCAGCAACAATTACAAATTCATCAAACTTTAATGCGGGAACATTAGGAATTGGAGGGGGTGATGCTAATGTTATCACTGGATACATTGCTGATGTACGTATTGTCAAAGGTAGAGCTCTCTACACAGCCAACTTTGCTCCACCAGCACAACCACTGACTGCTGTTACCAATACTCGACTGCTGACACTTCAGACAGATCAGCCTGTAGCAAACAAACAGTTCATTGACAACAGCACAAACAATTTCCCAATCAC